GTGAAGCTCCACCTCCAGCATCTGTGTCTCCACCACTTGCTCCTGCTCCACCTACATCACCAAAACTATCTAGTGACATAATTCCTGATGGACCCATATTAGGACCACCTTCTAGTCCACCGTGTATGTTTGCTTTTAAAATTAAATCTTTTTCTGCCTCTGTAATGTAAGCTAATTCTGTTGCAGGTTTATCAGGACTTGATTGCCATTTTCTAGGTGCTTGAACTTGTGGTTGTTTACCTAAGTAATTATCAACTCCACCCTGAACAACTGGTTTTAATTTTTTGTCTATCATTATCGTCTTCCTCCAGCTTGTATATCTAACCTAAAAGTTCCTAATTTCCAACTAGTATCAACAGCTGTATTGGATATAGTAAGTGCTATTGATCTAGCTCTAGCACGTGTGTCTACTTTTGTAGTGCTTGATGAAACAGTAAATGGTCCAAGAGATGAACTCGCTGCCGCATCACTAGGGTAATTTCTTAAATCTAATTGTATTATTGTATTACCTGATTGACTAATAAAATCTGGAATAATTCTACTAACTCTCATTATGTTTTCCCCATCACCTCTAAGATCTGCCATGTTTGTAGCTGCACCTCTTACAACTTTTTGAGTAATGTCATAATCACCTGAAGTAATGTCTGCCGGAATAGCTGTTGTAACACCAAGTCTTATTTGATTAAGTCCAGTTTCATGTTCATAGTAATAAGTAATTCCATCTGTATTACCTTCAACATCAAAAGACACATCTGTATTTGCATCATATTGTGTAGCATGTGGTAAACCAAATACTGCAGAATCTTGCCAAGTTGTTCTAGTAAATAATGTACTATCATTCGTAAACCATATGGGACGTTTAGCTGTTGAATCTAAATAACTATAAGTAACTGATCTAGTATTAACGTTTGAATCTGCTGTAGGGTAAAACCAAGTAATTTCTCCAAACAAATTATTAATACCACAATAAATAAATTGATTAGATGTTGTGTTAAGGTCATCATAAACATAATCCTCAACTAAACAATCCATTGATTCTAGTTTACCAGTGTATCTAAAGAAACCATTATCAGACATCCAGTACGCTGCACCATCAACTTCAACCGCTGCATTTTTACCAATTAAACCACAGTTAGTTCCAACTTGCTCGTAAGCAAATGTAAAAGGAGTTCCAACAAATCTCATAGTAAATAAAGAAGTATCACTCCATACATAAATTGCATTTCTACCAAGTTTAGAACCGATGATCCGTGATCCAGCGGCCAGTCTTTGTGTACCGGCACTGTTGGTTGCTGTAGGTTGATAGTCATTTATATTTTCTTGTGATGAAAATCTTATAAACATATCATCTTGTGTAGTTTTGTCTCCAATAGTTGTTTCAGTTCCAAAAAATACTAAGTGTCTATCTGGAGTTGATACTAACATATCTCTTGATGCTGTTGGTGCACCAACTATTATTGTAGCTCTAGTTGATGTTGCATTAGTTAGATCAGCATTCCATTCAAAACATTCACCATTAAAAATTAAAGCAATCAATGTACTACCTAAATTGTCCAAGGACCATAGACCGGGTTCAGCTACAGTATCCGTGTCAGCTGATGATTGACCCCAACCAGAAAAACTACTATAGTTTGTAACGGTAGCTCCTGTGTTGTGAAGAGCATTTGCTGTTCCCCTAACATTTCTAGTTATTCCTGTTAAAGTGTTTGTTGCTGTATTTACTCCTGTGTAAGAAATTTCTTCAGTACCTACTTGTATAAAATTAGTTCCGGTTGTTGGAAAATTTAATACAGATGTTAAAATAATACTAGTTCCAGTTCCACCTGTCCCTGCTGAGTTAGCAGACAACGCTCCATTAAGTGTGGTTGTTTGAGGAGCACTTACTGTTCCACCAAATTGAGATATACCCCATCCAAAAACACCAACCTGTTCTGCAGGACCTACGTGATAGTATTGAAAAAAAGTAATACCTCCAGAAGTAGTAGCACCAGATCCACTTTCATTACCAGGCATTGTAATAGTAATTGAATTATTACTAGGTACACTTGATACCATAAATTTTTTATCAGCAAAATCTGCTGCACTAAAATTGGAATTAGTAATTGCACTAAAAGTACTTACATCACCAAATAAAATAATGTCACCTGCTTGAAAAGAAGTTGTTGTTGAAAATGTAATAGTAACGGTTGGTGATCCGTTAACCGTGCTAAACGCACTTGTAATAGCTGTACCGGATGGATTAACTAAAGGATGTATGTCGTAGTAAACTTCTCCTGAATAAGCGTATAAAATTCTATTGGTTCCGATAAGAGAGTATTTGATACCATCTCTATTAACCATGTGATGTAACCCTCTAGCTGCACCAGTAAGTTTATTATCACCTAATTGATTCCAACCACCTATTTTTTCAGGTGTACCATATCTAAAACGTACATTAGTACCGCCGGTCCATTGCGACTCGGCTCCTGTTGATGTAACTTGTTTATTGAATCCCGGTAAAAACCCTAGTTTTTGTAACATATAAAATCCTTATAAAGAAGGCAGTAGGTATGGTGGATTACTGCCTTCATCATAAAGTATATATCACCGTTTAAACCAGTTAGAAAGACCTAAATGTAGACGTTTATAGATCAACCAAAAACTTTGTCTTTATCTGCTATCCAAAAATCTGCTGATATACAGTACCTTTTGTCTGTTTCAAAGCATCTTCCAGGTTCGTGATAAAGATCGGATTTAAATATAAACCATGATAATTCTTTTTTGGGTAAAGAAAATTTCTTATCCTGACAATAAAAAAATGTAGTTTCTGATTTTTTAGGCAAGTGTAAATAAAAAATACCACTTAATGCAAATTGATTAGAGCTATTATGGCTATGACCTACGTTTGCTTTTTTACTAGCATTATCCCACGTTTCATGTACCCATGATTTGACATTAATGTTTTTTGGTTTGTGATTTAAATAACTACAACAAGCCTCTTCAAAAAGTTTAAATATATTTGAATCAATTTTATTATAAATTATTTTTTTATAATTTTTATTATATATATTTTTTTGATAACTAGGTTTTTGTAAATTTGAATAAGGAAGATTATTTATTTTTTTAATTAATTTAGTTTTTTCTTTTAAAGTAATACATGGCTTGCATTGTTTTACACCTAAAAATAAATCTTTCATTATTATACTATTTTCTAAACCAGGAAGGAAGACCCAAATGTGGACGCTTGTCAAACATATTGTCTTTAGACCCTGGAGTTTTTCTGTTGTTATAGTGAAGAAATACTTGAGCACATTCTTTACCTTTAAACTTTTCTCGCCAATGCTCCAGTTCACAACCAGAATAAACTAACATATCACCTGGTTTTAAATTTACTTTAATACCTTTTTTGCCAACTTTTCCTGATGGCTCTAAATAAATAGTCCAATCATTACCACCTAAATTCATAGTTGTAGAAACCTCACAACTAAATCTATCTTTATGTCTTTTAAGTTCGTCCCCCTTTTTATAAATTCTTGCATAAGTATAAGACGGATATAGTTTTAATCCTGTAGTTTTTTCCATAATAGGTTGGCACTTTAACATTAAAGTTTCCATAGCTATGTCAGAATAGTTTGAATAGGTATGTGGAATTTGACTATCAGCTCCTTCATACTCACCTAATAATATTTCATAAGGAGATATAAATCTAGCACTAAGACAAGTATCAAAAACTTGTCTTTTCATAAGAAAGTAATTGTATAAAAATAAAGCTAAATCTTTATCAATAGCTTTTTTTATAATTATGTATTTATTTTTTTTAAACGACATCTTTAACTATCTCTTTCGGTACTGCTTGAATATTCCAATGTATAAATCTAAAGGGTTCTATTCCAAAGTCTATTGAAAACTCATGTTCTAAATATCCAGGAAAAATAATTAAAGTTCCTGGTTGAGGCCTAAAATGAATAAGATCATTTCCATTAAGAATTCCTTTTATATTAGTTTTCATTTTTAATTTTGTGGATCTAGCACCTGTTCTTGGTTCGTGAAATATTGGCATTGATGTTTTCTCACTTGCTTTTAAAAAGTAAAAACCTGACACGTGTTGGTTCCAATGTACGTGTGCTGAATGATGTCCACCTTTTTTAGCAAACTCTTGTACCCACATTTCACTAAATAGTGTTGTGTATTGTTCCATATCATAACCTTGATGATCTAAATATTCCCAAGACTTTTGACCAATGTAATCTCTAAAGTCTCTAAAATCGTTGTCAACTGTTAATGGAGTTGAATGATAACTTCTTCCAAAGTCTCCAAATTGTTTAATATATTTTTTAGCTTCAGGAGAATTTTTAGCAGCTTTAATATATTTGTCAGAAGCTTTAGTTAAAGATTTTATAAACTCTGGTTTTTGTTCGGACCAAATTGTTGTGTTAAAGTAATTATTTATATGCATATTATTTAAATGGGTATCCAAGGTTCCACATTACCAATGAATATCTCGTTCCTTTCGTTACAGGTTTAACTCTATGCCATACAAATGATGGAAACACAATGATGGATCCTTTAGAAAGTATTTCTTTTGCTTGTTTTAAATGTTTAGCTTCTTCTCTCATATGTGGATCATAGTTTCTAAAATCAAATTCTAGTTCTCCACCTTCATATTCTGAACCATCAGTTAACTGACAAGTCATGGATAGTTTTCGAATTTTACCGTGATTGAGTCCTTCTTTTTCATAAGGTTTATCCCAACCATCACAATGCCAATCATAATATTGATTGAGTTTATATTTTGTAAACTGACAAGACTCACTTCTATCCCAATCAAAATTCCAACCAGCAGCTTTATTGGCTTTGTGTATATAAGGATGTAACTCTTTATAAATCCAAGTATCATTTAACCAAACTAGATCAGAGTTTCTTTTTTTTTTCATATCTCTAACTTGATCTTTAGTTAATTCTTTATCCCCATAACCCCCTGTTCTTGCCATAGTTTCTGCTTGTGTTAACCCATATTTTATAATGTCATCACAGATTTTTGGAGGTATTGCTGATTTAAAATACCAATAATAATTAGCTATATTCATAGGTTATAGTCTGTACAAAATTCAAACTATCTTTTTGATTATTAGTTATGTAATACATGTTCGTTGATGGAAACATTATAAACATATTATTTTTAAGTTCTATGTCCCAACTTCTTCCTTTACGTCTGTTATCTTCATAATGTATTCTAACAAAACAATCTTTAACTTTAACACCATAAAGCATAGTAAAGTCTGGAGAGTTTCTAAGATCCACTGGATCAATATTTAATAAAGGAATTGTTGTTTCCGCAGGTTTATAGATATTTCCCCACGTTGATTTATTAACTAACTTAATATTGTATTTAACACCTATAAAATCTTTTATATAAGTATTTAATTTATCGTAAGTTTTAGAAAATTGTACTTTGTTATCAGCTAAACTAGATTGTAAAATATGGTGAGCTAATTCATTTTGATCTATTTCCCAATGTTTTGGCATTGAAACATAACCATAATATATAGACTGTTCTGTTAATACTTTCTTCTGCATACCTATATATAAATATATATAAATATTTTATAGTGTCAAGTATTAAGAAATAATTGGGGTAATTCTTAGATCCCAAGATTGACCTGATTCATTCCAATCGTATCTATAAATATTATTTATATCGGCTATTTGTTCTGCTGTAAGTTCTGGTGCATCTCCAATAGGTGATTTCCAAGAAGCTGATTCAATATGTTTTACCCAAGAAGCATATGGTTTTTGAAACCAAAAAATTTGATTATCTTCGTCCCAAATACAATTAATTCCTGCATAGTTTCCTCTAAAAGGTGTGCCACCAGTTTTGTGAAGGCCACCCGTAGTATTATAAGATGTTTGAATCCATAAATTTGCAGGCCAGTTGTTGTGAGTTTCTAAATATGCTTGACCTACTGATTCATCTTCAACGCCATCTGAATTCAACATGTCACTATTATTTAAAGTCAATACTTGAAGTACTTCGTTTGTTTCTGAAATTTTTGCAAAATGTGCCATATTATTTTCTATTTAAATTTGTACCTTATCATTACTATACCTGATCCACCAGCTCCACTAACACCATTTACTCCTGGAGTTCCATCTCCTGCTCCACCACCACCACCAGTATTATCTGTTCCTTGTCTACCTGAAGGCGTAGGTTCATTTCCAGATCCACCGCCACCACCCTGGGGTGCAGCTCCATTTGGTTTAGCACCACCACCACCTGCAAAAAATCTTGTTCCAGGTGCAGCTCCAG